TATAAGGATTATATCAAAAACGTGGCCAGCAGTGAGATCTACGCAACTTGGCCGGAGGACACGATACGTGCCAATGTGTAGGTACATAAAGGCTACCTACACTTACTTTTGCTGGATTTTCGGATAAATATCTAAAGTAAAAGAGATGTCATCGCCATTTTTCCATGTATTTTTTGCGTTTTTAGTATAAACAGCCTTTTCTATCAGTTCACGGAGAAATCGGTTCTTTGTAGAGGTATCCCACGTCCAGTAATTTGCGAGAAGATCCTCGCACTTGGGAATAAAAGAGGAACGTTGAAACTGAAGTTCCTGTTCATGTTCAATTTCTTGCTTCAGAGAAAGAATTACTGCATCGCAGGCAGACAGCTCGGCAGCAGTAGCACGGGAGCGTTCAAGAAATTCTTCCGTGGAGTAAATTCCCTGTTCAAGAAGATCATACTGCCTTTGTTTTCTTTTCTTTAAAATATCAATTTCTTTTAATTTTCCTTGAATCATTTTTTCTCTTTCAGAAATAGAAAGAGAATACTCCTGATCGGAAACACTGTTATTTAGTCTGTAGCCATCTACAAGCTCCTGGATTCCGTCAAGAAGAGCCTTTTCAACAAGAGGAAGCTTGCTGCTTATATTGCTACAAGAACTGTATGGGCACCGGATCAGATCACCCTGTCTTCCATTAGGGGATTTACGAGTCATAACATGATCACATTTTCCACAACGAACAATACCGGCAAGAGGGTTACGAAGAACATGCAAAGAGTTAAGCGGCCGTGCAGGATTTTTGTTTACGATATCTTGAGCTTGCTGAAAGAGTTCCCTTGATACAATAGCAGGATGCCTGCCTTTGACAAGAATATAATCCTGAGCGAAAGGACGGGAGATAGTTATTTGCCCATCCTTTATATGCTTTACTGCTTTCCGACTGTTCCATCGTATCATTCCTTCATATACTGGATTTCTGAGAATTGCCTGCACACGAGAAATGGTCCATAGGCCACCATCCATGGTCTTGATTCCGGAATCATTTAATTTACGGCAGATCTTAGCCATTCCAATTCGTTCGCCGGATACTCCATGGACATATAAATTGAATATAAGCTTGACAATCTCTGCCTGGTCAGGAACAGGCTGCAGTGTCCATCCTTTTTCACCAACAAGTTTTACACGGGAATATCCATAAGGCGGCTTACTGCCGCAATATTTTCCTTCTTTTGCAGAAGATTCGCGACCCGCAGTGAGACGGCGGCGAATGGTCTTGTATTCACGCCGGGACATAAAAAGTCCGAATTCAAAATACTCTTCGTCGTATTCGTTGTTTGGATCGTAAGTTTTAAGTGGAGTAATGATTAATGTGTTGGAGTATTGGAAAGATCTGGCAACAACACCCTGGTCAATGGTATCGCCTCTGGCCAGACGTTCCACTTCAACAACAAGGACACCATCCCACATACCTGATTCAACTTCCCGAAGAAGTTGTTGCATAACAGGCCTTGCAGAAATCGTCTCACCGGAAACAATCTCTTTATAGATCGCCCCTACATTATAGCCACGCTTTTTTGCAAGATCCAGCAGAATCCGCTCATGCCGGGCGAGAGTTTCACCTTCGCCCCTGGCTTCAGCCTCCCGATCAGCACGGGACTTACGCAGGTAGATACATACATTTAAAAGTTCCATAATATCACCTCGGTTTAAAATATGTAAAAATGGGTACAAAAATAACGGCCGTACAAATGTTCTGAATGTACAACCGCCTCCGAAGATGATACAATATTTTTGTTGAAAGCTGTAGCATCTCCGGAGATGTTATAGTAATGTCTTGACTGGTATCCGGCCAAGGCGCAAACCGTTCCTGTTGGCGCAGGGGCGGTTTTTATTTATTTAATTTTAATTTTTTTGATATTGCTGTAAGGCCCATATATCTTTTTATGGTTCACAACTTTATAAGTTCGGGTTTTAAAATAATAAGTTTTTTTACTACTCAATCCTTTTATAGTTTTTGAACCGCCTGTAGTGGTAGAATATTTAGCGTTCCTAAATTTTGAATTTGTTGAATAACAAATCTGTACAATGCTCAAGTTGGAAGGTTTTGCAAATTTTAAAGAAGCTGTTTGCGATTTCAGCGATTTTAAATAGGTAATTGTTTGCTTAGCTGGAGTTATATAAAAATAAACTGACTTAGATCCGGAGTATTTGCCAATTCCAGTTATTGTACATTTCGCTTTGCCGATCTGAAGGTTATTGTTGTAAGCAATTTTGTAATCTACAGATTTTTTTAAAACTTTTCCGTTATATTTTACGATAACGGATGGGCAAACCTTCTTTTTAGTATAAGTTTGATTTTTGATAGTTTGCACAGAGAATTTAGAAGCGGAGATTTTTTTGACTGCAGGTTTAGTTGGTTGCGGAGCAGGTGTTGCTTTTGCTATGGACCGTATAGTATAGCGCAAAGCATAATTTCCGATTTTTCCGGTTATAGTTACAATGCCCGGGGAAAGAGCTGTAATATAGCCATTTGAATCAACTGAAATTGAGTTAGGGTTAGAACTTTGCCATTGAATGTCGAAATCATTAGCATTGTGATGCTCAAAAGAAAAAGTTAGCTGGGTGGAATCGCCAACATTTATTTGCTGATTAGCTGTATATTTAGGCGTTTCACTAATAACCTTACAAGTAGCTTTGTATACTCCGTCAGAAGTTTGGCACGTGATCGTGCCATTTTCGGATGCCCAAAAATCTCGGTTGGTAACAACACCATCATTATTTACAGAGATAAAATACGAATCACTTTTCCAAGTCACAGTTTCACCTTCTGGGACATTAATTGGTTTTAATTGGAAAGAACCATTATAACCAAGAATTAGAACGTTATAGTTGAGTTTAAAGTTGATTGAAGGGACAACAGAAACCGTGGTTTCGCTTATAAGAGCATTTGTTGAACGATTATAAGCGGATACTTTTGTAGTTCCTACAGATAAACCTTTAAAGGTTGCAGAATTTACTATTTGAATAAAACTTCCAAATTGAATGGAAGAACGACCGGTGCCAGTTTTTTGCAGATAAGAAGGAGATTCTATTTTCCAGTCTACTTCGTAATCACTTGTTGCATTAAATGACAAAGTAATTTCTCCTCCAACAGAAACCTTATTTTCAGCAGCATGCACGGGAAAAGAAAACAGAAAAATTAAACATAGGACAGCTAAAATGGTTAAAAAGTGATTTTTTAGATTCTTTTTCATAAAGATCCTCCTTTAAAATATAATATACATAAATAATACGACGTTCTTTACAGAAAATCGCTTATTTGTGTTCTTTAGCATAAAATAAAAAATGCGCTGTCATAATGACAACACCTTAAGATAATCCAAGCAACAAGATGGGCGGCGTATCCATCATCTCAGGTACTCTTGTGAGTGTGTCGGGAGCCTTTCCGACCTTTGCTACTTAGTTATTACTCTATGCCATCATTATGCATTTATTATAAAACATCAATTCTCATCACAGCCAGCTGGGGAACAAAATAGATCATATAATTATCCACAGCAACATACTGCCCATATTTGGAACGGTAGCAGTCGATCACTTCAATGAGATAATCCTCCGGTACATCCAGATACTCAGCCATCTCATGAAGATTCCGGCAGCGGGCTGCGTAAGCCTTAATGATCCCGATCAGGCCAACACGGAGATTGTAGCCGTAAAGCCTGGCGCGGTATTCCTGCTTTCGGTTCATTACATCAGTTGACTGTTCCAGGATGTTTCCGGTGGTGGTGTAGTGGTGACCAAGTTCTTCAGCCAGCACACAGGATTTTTCTGCCTGAGTGTCAATACTTTTTCGAATAGCGATACGATTGCCGCGGATCAGCCCATCATGATTTTGAAGTGGACGTTCTTTTACCGTAAGACCGGCCTGATCGGCAGTAGTTAAAAGTTGTTCGTAGGTCAAATAAATCAGTCCTTTTAATTCAAATTACGGATTTTAAAGACAGATACGCATAACTATGCTCGTACATATACTCAGGAGCACAGTCAATATCTTCGTTCATCCAGGTGACGACTCCATCTACGATTTTGCAGTCTTTGAATATTTTTTCATCAGTTAATGGAGCGAAAGCAGGGCCATTTAATAAGGAAGCATCAAAAAGTCGCTGTTCACCATTTGAAAAAGTGAGAAGCATCATCATATCATCCAATGCTTTTGCTGCAATAACCTGTACATTTTCCGAAGCATTAAACACAAAAATCCCTCTTTACTGTAATAGTTTTAAGGTAAAATATGGTTTGACAAATATTTTAACACTTTGTATAATATACTTAACAAGAGAACCGTTGGTCAGCGTACACCTGACCGCCGGCAAGAGTAATTGCTAAAAATAGCGCCTTATCTTACCAGGACGAGGGCGCTATTTTTTATGCATAAAAGTGATAACAAGAGTTATGACTGCACAAAGCATAATTACAAAAGTAAATAAATCATTGTATGTAACCATCAGCACCAGCCTCCTTTCACAGAAGTGTCCGGCGGCTGACATAACGCCCCAACAGTTCCCTGGGTAAGTATATTATATTGTCAAAGTATCTGTCAGTCCGATCGGATATGTTCTATTCCCATTGAGAATCATCGTTCATAATATCCAGATCATGCTGAACACCTTCAGGTGTTTGTTCTACATCAGTTCTAACGTGAGCAGCGAGAAGATCTTCCTCCATCTGTTGGGTGGAGAGAAGGTTCTTTGAATATGTGAAAACTTTTCTCTGGTTGTGTGGCGTAAGCTGTTCGCATACTTCAATGATTTCCTTGCATTGAGCAGACTTTGGAGCTGTCTGAAAGGATTTCACCTTATCTGAAACTCTCTCCATAGGAACATCAAATCCCATAAGCCAGGCCTCATTAACATTTAATGCAGCAGCGAGAGCATCTATATTATTTTGACGTGGTTTATATTTCCCAGATATATAAGAACTTAATTGACCTTTATCAATGTTTGCTTTTGAAGCAAGCTGACTCTGAGTTATTTCACGAAGCTCCAGCCCCTGCTTTATTCGCTCTTTTATTTCAACTTTATTCAAGGCGTTATGATCCTCCTTAAAGATTTCTTTAATAGCATTATAAAACAGGGTTGAGAAAATATCAATAATTATTTAAAAGAATTGAGAAAAACTTAAAAAATACATTGACACGAGCGTAAGGCAATGCTATTATAAATACAGTTGAGAAAAACTCAACGCAAGGAGGTGAAAGAACATGCCTTATGATTACAGGAAACTGAGAGGCCGTATAAAAGAAAAGTTTGGAACACAAGCGGAGTTTTCAAAGAATATAGGACTGTCAGAGGTTTCGGTAAGCAATAAGTTAAATAATGTCGTGGACTGGGGGCAAGACGAAATGGAAAATGCGATACACGCATTGGAAATTCCGTTTTCAGATATACACGCTTATTTTTTTACTCATAAAGTTGAGAATATCTCAACTAAATAAAACTGCATAGGAATAAACACAACTATAGAAAAGAAGGTGAAGGGAGATAGAAGAAAAGGTGATTATATCAAAGAAAGTGTATATATCACTACTTTCAACCATGCTGACGTTAGCTACTTTTTCAGCGTGCTGGTGGCTTCATAAAATGTTTTTTCTTATTTTAGTTTGTACATTTTACTCTACAAAGAAGCTTATCGGTGAAGTAATTGGAAACATAAAATTTGAAGATGAGAAAGCTGATTAGCATTTTATGAAAGATATTACAACAGTATTACAGGAAAGAAGGCTTGTAGGATAACCATTGAGGCCCGCAAGGCCGGATAGGAGGTGAGAGAGGTGATAGTGATTATGGCATCCGTAATTGTATCAGCAATCACAGCCAAAATAGTAGCCACCTACTATTTCAAGAAAGTAGATGGCTATGTAAAAGAAATGTGTGAAATGACAATTAAAAGCAATGAAAATACGTTGGTTACTTTACGCAGACTTCAAAAAAATTCTTCCCAAGAGGAGTGAAAAAACCAAGATATTTATGAATAGTTGCTCTTTTTGAAGCGTAAGAGCGAATAGCTTTTGAAGAAAAAGTCTTATAGTAATCGGTTTCCTCAAACGGAGCATAAACTGACTTATCTGAAAAAGAAGAGCTAGTATCTAACGCAATTATTCCAAGTCTTTCTAAAGATGAAATTGCGGAAGAGGCACTCCACATATCAATATCTGAAAGCGAAGATATATAAACGGCAGGAAACTGTAATTCGTAACTGGAGGTCAGATGATTTTCAAGCACATAATCAACAACCGGAAAATTATATTTAGGGTGAAGTGTTTTTAAAATTCTGGCATCGATGGGGCTCATCTGCTTGATAATTTCTGCAAAAGATGGGTGAACATTTGAAGTGTAATGGCTATCCATAGATTTGGAAATTAAATTTACAAACAGCTTACGAAGTTCTTCTGATTCAATACAGTATTTGGAATTTTCAAGAGCTTGGGCTGTTGTTTGAATACTAGGCTCTATAAGGTTTTCTTCGGGAATAGATGCAATTTTTTGTGACAATTCTTGCTTGTAAAGTTCCAGATCATGAGCATATTTCATGCGACGTTTATCAGCGGCTTGAGTAATTCCGCCAAACACTAGATACCATACATCAGCTAATGTTTGGCCTACTCCTTGAGTTGGCTTATCTGTAAGGTTTTTTACAGCAGTGTCAATAGAATCTGGAAGATCAGGCAAATTAATCAAGGAAGAGTTTTTGTCAGACATATTTTTTCCTTCTTTCTTATGTATTAGGCATGGCAGTGCCTGTAAGAAAAGAATAGGAGAGAAACAGTAGAAAGTCAATATCAACAGAAACACAATTTTCATACGATAAAACAGGAGGTGAACCAGATGGCAGTTATCAAAGAAATCAAAAACGGATCCGGAGGAGTAATCCGGATCCACGACGACTACTGCAAGAACAACACTCCGGAAGACAACCAGAAGATCATAGATAACGTATCCCGGATAGTGAATGATTATTACATAAGAAAATCCGTGGGGTAGAGGAGACGAATAAAGATGCAGAAGAACTTAATCATCAGCCTGATTACAGGCCAGCTCGTAGCATTACTTCCACTCTGGGACTGGGGCGATAAGCTCACATTCCTGACAGGAAGCATCTGCATAACGATCGTGGCCATGATAGTGATCACATGGCTGGAAGATAGAACCAGAGCAATGAAAAGAGCCCTCACATCGGCAAATGTAAAGGGCTCACGTAATTAAAGACAACTTCAGTATATCAAATTTGGAGAAGAAATCAAGAGGTAAAAGAAAAAAGGCTCAGGTGTTGCACCACCTGAGCCAGGACCATCCGGTCCCTAGAGTAAATTAGTTTACATAAATATAACACCAGGGAGCCGGAAAGTCAAGCATTCGGCGGTTATGTACCGCTATATTTTTAACCTTTTTTTGAGGGGACAAGATCCCCTTGCAGGCTTGATTAAACGTATTAGAGATGAGACGAGGGACACTTTTATGAAGTGTGGGTATATAAGGCAGACCTGGGACTGTGGGAACACCAGAGAAGTAGAAGAAAAACATACAGGAAGATATGGTGCCAGGGGACAGAAACGCCAGAAAAAACGGAAAGCTACCCCGGAAGAAATTGCAAAGCAAAATCAATGGAAAAGGGAAAGGGATGTTCGCAGGCTGATCAAGTGGAATTTCGGAATAGGAGATTACTGGTTCACGCTGACGTACAAGAAAGGCTCACGGCCACCCTGGAAACAGATGCAGAAAGATATGTCAAAATTCATTCGAAAGCTCCGGGACAAGTATAAAAAATATGGATGGGAACTGAAGTATATATACCGGTTAGAAATCGGGAAGAATGGAGGACCCCATGTACATATTTTAATCAATCGGAAGTCAAACGATGAAACAGACACAGGCCTGCTGGTAGAAACACTCTGGGAACATGGCCATGCACAGACAAAAAGGGTGTATGACGTTGATTCTGGAGAACTAGCACAGTACATAACCAAGCCGCTGCAGGATCATGAGCCGGAAGATCTGAAACGGTATCACCCGTCCAGGAATCTAATCCGCAAAGATCCAGAAAAAGAAGAGATAAACAGAAGAAGCTTGCTGGACAAGCATGGAAGGCCGCGAGATCCGAAGCCACCAAAAGGCTGGGCGATCGTGCCAAACTCAGTAAAATGCGGAAAAAACAAGATAACAGGATACGCATACCGACATTACATATTGATCAAAACAGAAAAGAGAAGGAATTAACATGCAGCAAGTAAATGTTTTTATTGAGACAAGCAGCCGGTTTCGCGGAAATGTGGAAAGAAAATGCGGATATGTGCTGTCGACTCAGCTCCGGACAGGGAAAGAGACAAGGGAGCATTTTGGAAGGGTAACTGGAACATATCATCAGGCCATATTGCTTACCATGGTGGATGCACTGGATCACATGACGAGAACCTGTGACGTGTGCTTTTACATAAGCGATCTGTATGTTACAAGTCGCCTGGGAAAGATCACGGAAATGGCCAGATCCGGCTGGCTAGACACAAAAGGAAAGCCGATCGCGAACAGAGAGGAATGGCGCAGACTGTTTAAAGCTATAAATCAGCTTCCGGATCCACACAAAATCTCTGCAAAAACAGAGAAACACAGTTATTCCGCATGGCTGCGAGAGGAGATGAAGCACCGTGAATGTGGAAGAATACTGGGGCAAGGGCTGGAGCCTGCGCCCGGAGCACGACAAATCAACAATGGAATGTCTGGGTACAGATTTTGATTTATCTAAAATATGCTTAGGAGTTGGCAGTAAGCCAATATATGAACCTTACACAGGTGGTATCCCATCCCCATCACCAGATTATCCACAGAAGATTAAGAACGTTGTGAATCCGACAGTGAAGGTTTGTGGGAAGAACCTGTGGAATCCAACACTAGGAGGATATATAAGTGGCTCTGATGGATCAATAAAAGCAGCTCCAAAAAAAGTATGGCCGCAACAGATTTTATAAAAACAAGTGGAAAAGATATTACTGTTATAGCACGCAACTTTAGTTCGGCAATGGAAAGCGCTTATGCATATAGAATTGGATTTTATAATGCAGAAAAAAAGTGGATAAAAAATATCATTCTTTCAGACGGAAACAAATATAGCATAAATACATTTAATATAACAGGTACAGAATATATTAGAGTGTCAGCCCCGTCTGGTATATACGATACAATTCAAATCGAAAAAGGTTCGGAAGCCACCTCTTACGAGCCATACACCGAGCAATCCGTCCAGCTCCCCTACACTCTCAACGCCATCCCAGTAACATCTGGCGGCAATGTAACGATTGACGGTCAACAGTATGTGAGCGATAGGGTTGTAGAAAAAGACGGCGTATTTGGCATCGAAAGAAATATCCGAGAAGTCCATACGAATACAAAAACTATGAATAACAGCGAGGAGTATCCTGGATGGAATAAAGTAGAAGGAGTATCTGATACTGTATATTACAGTACTCAATTCACAGAAGACTCCCGTAAAGTTACTCATATATCTAATTTTACACAGCTCACTTTTTTACAGAATAATAAAGGAACAAATAATATCTTGTACTGTTTAAAGAAAGTTATTGGTTATTCACAATCTGAATTAATTGCTAAAGCCATAGATGTAGATATGTATATCAGATTGCAAAATGCTATATTTGAGCCTCTTCCGGGGGATATACAAGTTAAATTGCAAACTTTTGTCACCAACTACCCAGTAACCAACATCTCTGTCACATCCGACCAGTTAGACGGATATACAGTATTTAACTATCCGATTAGTATGGCTAATGGTTGGAACTACGTAAAACAGCAGTTAAACGACAACCGTGATTATATCTATGATATGGATTTACAATCAGCAGAAGCCTATGTCAACAGTGAATATGCGGTAGCACTTACAGAATTGGAGGTATGATTATGTTATATAGAACATTATTAAAACTTAAAGAAAGAAACGGACTTACAGATGATTTAAAGAACAAAATTGATATTTTCTTCGCAACGGGCAGGATTACCGAGGAACAGTATAATGAGTTGATGGATATTAATAAGGAAGAGAGGGCCTTAACGATGGAGGACAGGGTTTGGGGAAACTCTGTCCTTTGTCACGTTTAAAATCAAAATAGGCAAAAAAAGAGCATCAGCTCGTTGGAGTTTTACAAAAAGGTGAAGGGTTGGTGGACAAATAAGTTATCTGTTAATATGTAATCGGATTGTAATTACTATTAAAAAGAATTGTCCGTAATCGGACTAAAAAAGCCAGAAATAATAAAAGTAGCTGCATAGCCGAAAGGCAAGCAGTATTGGTGTCATGGACGCACCCTGAAAAAAGACGGTATCCCGCCAGATTTTAGATGCTCTGGTAACTTGTTGCCGAGTAGTTCACTTAATAAAATGCCAGAATTTACATTTGTAATAATCCATATATCAATGTATAATTTCTATACAAAATATGGAAGGATGTGCTGTTTTGAAATCTAATAATCCGAAGAAAGATAAAAAATATTACATACTAATTATTATATGTTTTCTTTTAATATTGGGGCCATTTCTAATACGAGGCTGGATTTTATTGCCAGTTCTTAATTTAGGCGGAGTGGAAAAATTAAATCCTAATATTAACGAAGCAGACATGTTAAATTATTGGGGTACTGCATTAAGCTGTATTGGTACTTCTTTATTGGCATATGTAACGATACGACAGTCTGACAGAGCAAATGAAATTAATGACAGATTGTTAAACTTACAAGAACGTGAAGGTAAAGAAGCCTATATTAATTTATCTCAGGAGAATATAAGGTTTGAAGATAAAAATGGTTGCAGGTTTGTCGAATTAAAATTCCACAATATTACTAATGTTCCAATAAGTAATATTAAAATTAAAGGATGCGATAAAAGAATAATTAATTTTAAAGATTATAAGGTAAATTCAAATGGACATGTTGTATTCATATCTGAATATGAGAATATTTGTGATGATATGAATTACGATCCGATTGTAAATGGATATAGATTATATATAAAAAATTATGGGGAAACTTTTCGTGTCCTTTCATTTAAGGTTATAGTAACAAGTTTGTATGGAGTATCTACAGTTCAATATTTCAATGTTTCAATGATGAAATGTCGTGCAAATGAATGTAGATGCACATTAGGATACGATGAAGATGTGAAAGCATCTCACAATAAATATGCAATATAGGGAGCAGAAATGCTCTCTTTTTGTTTTGGAGAAATTTATGAGAAGAATCAGAGCAGAGCCGTAAGGCTCTTATTTTTATACAAAATTGCGCCGGCGTAACCGGAGAAAGAGTGGAATAGTGAAAGAAATACTCACACAGACATATTTTATTGCATTACCGATCTTGTTAGGATACATTGTTTGGCTTCTGAAAAATCAAAAGAAAGACCGAGATGCAAACAGTAAGGGAACTATGCTGCTGCTTCGTGTTCAGATGATCGAATATCACTCAAAATACACAAAAGCAGGTGATATTCCATCGTACGCTTATCAGAACTTTTGTGAGATGTACGAAGCCTACCACAGGCTTGGAGGAAATGGCATGGTGACGAAAATGAAGCAGGAAATTGAAGAATTACACATCAAAAGAAAAGGAGAATGAATATGTTTAAAAATTGTGTATTCAAACCAAGTGTAGATACTGTGAAATGGCTGAAAAGAGCTGGAATCAGGGCACTGAAGACAATGGCTCAGACTGCAGTAGGTGTGATCGGTGCCGGAAGCGTGATTTCAGCAGTGGATTGGAAGATGGTAACATCAGCAGCAGTCGTGGCCGGGGTGGTAAGTATACTTACCAGCGTAGCAGGTATTCCGGAAGTAGAGGCAGAAGAGGGCGAATGATCGTCCTCTTTTGAGTGAGAGGAGAAGAACATGTTAAAGATCATGGGAAAATCACAGGCCAGCATTGAACAGATGCGGGCCTACATCAGAAAAATGAATCCAAAGGTGTCCGATTCGGTCATAAAGATGATTCCTCTGTATATCACAGAAGGCGCAGCAGAAGGTGTCCGTGGTGATGTCGCATTTGCCCAGAGCTGCCTGGAAACCGAAAACTTCACATTCAGCGAATCGGCAGTAACACTTGCACAGAACAACTTCTGCGGGATGGGGGTGACCAGAACAGGCGTAAAGGGCAACAGCTTCAAGACCCCGGCAGAAGGCATTCGGGCCCAGATCCAGCACCTGCAGGCGTATGCCAGTATGGACCGATTGAAGAACCGTTGCGTGGATCCGCGCTATACATACGTCAACAGAGGCTGTGCAGAGTATGTGGAGTACCTTGGAATTCAGGAGAATCCCAAAGGACAGGGCTGGGCAGCTGGCCGAAATTATGGCCAGAAAATCATCAGCATTTTGAATAGCATATTATCTATTAAGGCATCAAATAAAGTATCAAAAACAGAAAAGGAGAGCACTACCATGAACATCATCAAAATGATCAGCAAGAAAAACTGTTATATCGGCCAGAATAAGCCTGCTTACATTGTAATCCATGAGACAGACAACTGGAGCAAGGGAGCAGATGCAAAAGCCCACGCCACAGCCATGAAGAATGGAAACCTGGCCGGAACCGTGCACTACTATGTTGATTCAAAATCAGTCTATCAGACACTTGATCACAGTGACGGTGCCTGGGCCGTAGGAGACGGAAAAGGCAAGTACGGTATCACAAATCGGAATTCCATCAACATCGAGATCTGTGTAAATCCGGAAACAGACTACTATAAAGCAGTAGATAAAGCGGAGCAGCTGGCAGCACAGCTTCTGAAGCAGTATAGATGGGGAGCAGATCGCCTGAAACGCCACTATGATGCTTCCAGGAAGAACTGCCCGCGCCGGATCCAGGCAGAAGGACGCTGGCCGGAATTTGTAAAAAAGACTGTAGCATATATGAAGGGAGCAACGACAGTGAAGAATACGACAACAAAGAACACCGCAACATTAACTGACAAGATCGAAGTCCAGTTCCCGGTTATCCAGAAAGGCAGCAAAGGAACGGCTGTATCCATGCTGCAGGCCATGCTCGGAGTGAAGGTGGATGGTGATTTCGGAAACGATACAGATACCTCGCTGAAAGCATTTCAGAAAAATGTAAAGCTCACAGCAGATGGGATTTGCGGAAAAGACACCTGGACAAAGGTAATTGAACACATGAAGGTCAATACAAAATAACTTCTTATTAAAAAAGTCCGGCAGGTACCCACTGCCGGACGGATATTGTATCATCATTTATGTGCTAATGTTCTGGCAATTATGTCGTTTACTCTGAACAGAGTTTATACAGAGTGGTACCGAAATAAGGGTTATGATTTCACCATTACATCCTCCACAGCATACGACCACAAATGGATCCATGGCAGGAATATTTTTGAGAGTATCGACCGGATCGTGGATGAACTTTTTGAAAACTACCTTTCCAGACCGGATGTACGTCAGCCGATCCTGACCCAGTACTGTGACGGACACCAGGTGCAGTGCAGGAACCGGGGATGGATGACCCAGTGGGGAAGCAAAGCTCTGGGAGATCAGGGATATTCCGCAATTGAGATCCTGCGGAGCTTCTATGGAAACGATATGTATATCAATGTGGCGGAAGCAGTTTCCGGGATTCCCGCGTCCTGGCCGGGATATGACCTGACTATCGGTGTTACCGGAGAAAAGGTACAGCAGATCCAGGAACAGCTTAATGCCATAGCAAAAGCCTATCCTGCCATCCCGTCAGTGACTGTGGATGGTATTTATGGTCCGGCTACTGCTGCATCTGTAAAAAAATTCCAGAATATATTCGGACTTCCCGCATCCGGAGTGGTGGATTATCCAACCTGGTATAAGATACAGGACATTTATGTAGCAGTGACTAGGATAGCGGAGCTGCAGTAA